GCATACTCTTCGAGTTCATGTAACTCTTCCTTAGCGTGTCTTCTCGCTGCTGGGTTTGCTTGTGGGTCATCGATAATTTTCTTATCGTGTTCCATATGGTCTTCGATTGATTTCATAAGATTAGTTCTTTTTTACTATTTAAGCGGTAAAGGTATCACGAATTAGAGTCAGTTGCGTTTCTGATGCACCAGCTCCCATTACATGCCTTAATTCAGATATTAAATATGTTCCACTCGGATCATTAGTTTTATCATTTCCTGTATTATTTGTTGAATCTCCTTCATCTTTTTTGAGAGGTAATTTAATTTTAATTGTTTTTCCAACTCTCAATGTGGTGTTCAATGGAATTGCAATACTAAATGATTGAGAGAATAATAAGTTATTTCTAATATAGGATTTATTTTGATAAACGGCAAGCTCACTTGCTGGTACAGTTTCGGACTTTGCTGATCCAACTTGTGCAACTCCAAAATCATTAACACGAAGCATTAATCGAGTTGGGTTATCCTCTAATTTATTCGGTAGTTTAACTGGTTTCTTTGGTTTTAAATCTTTATTAAGGTTAAAATCAACAACCTCTGCTCCCTGATTTTCAATATCAACGTATATTGTTTTATTAGAGTACATACCCATTCGGCAATTCATACCAATATCATTTGTTTGATTAACTTGGTTTTGTAAAATTTTAAAAGGCCCGATGTCAGGGTCATCTGGTTTATCAGTATATGTATATTCTATTGGATCTTGTTTCAATAAATTTTCAATTGATTTAAAATGAAAACCATCTAAATCTTCATAAAATAAAAATCCAAAATCTGTCGTAGATGATTGTGTTTTTGGACACAACCATTGTATTGTATCAATTGGTCTCTTTAAATTACCCACAAACGCATAAGAATTAGCAGCTTGATCTTTTTCTAATTTTTTCTTTGTTTGAATTCCTTTTATATCATTTACCAATATTTCCTCAACAGTTTGTGAAACATTTCCTTTAAATTTTTTATTTAATCGAGCAGTTTCATTTACAATTGTTTCAACCGAAATAAATTCTAAAGTTGCAAACTGTTTATTTGTTTCAGTCGTCATGTTTCTAACTGAATTTAACATCATCTTGTGATTATCTGTGATTTTAAACTTATCTACATCTCCATCTTTAATTGTTAGATTTATAAATTCTCCACCTGTAATTCCCTTTCGACCCAACACCTGATCCACATCAATAAAAGTAATCGTCATTGAAATTGATGGACTCTCAATACTTTCAAAGTAATTAATGATTGGATTACCACGAACGATATCGTAATCTTCATCTAAAGAAGATCCCTCTGTAGGTCGTAAAAGACATTTAGTGATAAGAAACTGTGATTCAGCCATTATTGTATAAGTCTAGCAATTTCGGGTGGTAATTTATTTGTATTTGGATTTGTGGATAGATATTGATTTTTAACAGTCTTAATAAAAGGTATCGTTGGTGAAGTTGGCCTTATGATGACCTGTGAGGTATTTGGTGGGTTTGCTGGGGCAACTGCTGAATTATCAGGTTTTGGTGGTACTACAGCATTCATAATTGATGCCGAAGGATTTAATTTATCAGTTATAGATGATCCTCTCTTATCAAGATCAAATCGACCACCAGTTGCAAAATCACCAACACCAGCAAGAAATCTTTTAAATCCTTTTGGTTTTTCTGGTGGTGCTGGTTTAAATTTACCAACTTCCATAGCTGGTTTTGGTGTGACTTTACCTTTCTTCTGAAGCCTTACTTCTTTCTTTTGTTGTTTTTCTTCTTGTTTATTCTTTAAATTTTTTACCTCGATTTTTTTCCCTGCAAGTGCAGATCCACCTCCACCTCCACCAGAGGGTGAAAAACTCATATTGGAATCAGAAATTTTTTCGCCAGCAGATGCAGAAAAAAGTGATTTAAGTTTATCTCCAACAAACTTACCAGCGTTATTAAATAAATCTACAACACCATCTCTCACTGGTTTCATTAATGGTGAAAGTGTAAATCCTAAAATACTGGCGGATCCTAATCCTATAAGAATTTTTCCAATATTAGCACCGATGAATGCCAAAGTTCCAGAAATAGCGTTACCTGCTAATCCCGCTATTGCTGGAAATAAAGTTTTAGTGATGATAGGCAAAAGAACTGGTGCTAAAAATTTAGCAGCCGCAATCGCTGTTCCACCAACCACAAGAGCTCTTAAAATTCCACCGAGTAAATTACCACCACCTGATTTTGTTTCTCCTTGCGGAGATGGATCTCCTTTGTCTCCTTTTGGGCCTTGTTTTCCAGCAGCGAGAAGTTGATCTTTTAGTTCTTTTTTCTGTTTTGCGTCCTCAGCTTGAAATTTTTCATCTTCTTTTTTATCTTTTTCAAGTTTATTCTCTATCACAATATAATTTGCAATGTCCCGAATTTCAGTTCTCATTGCCTCAATCGTAACCGATAAACTATTAATCAGTTTTTGATTTGCTTGTATTGTATTTGCATTAAGTTTAGATTGTTCTAAAGCTTTGCCAGCTATACCACCAACTTCTTCATTTCGTTCAAAGAAACTGTTTATATCTATTTTTTTATTTTCTTCAGCCATACTGTCCAGCACCCTCTGCTTGTTGTCTCTTTAAATTTTCTTTTTCAATATATTCCGTAAGAAGAGCGATGTAAATCTCTCTTTCCCAAGGCAACATATTTTCAAGTTCCGTCAAGCTATATTTATGGTATTGCATGAGAGCAAAATTGATACGGAAATAAGATTCAAGATCCTCTCTTGCAATACTTAGGCGAAAAAATCAGCCAGACCCTCCAATACTACACTTCCTTTTTCTTTTGTGTTTGGATTCACAACCTCAATTGTATGAGATAATTTAGGCATTGTTGAAAAAAATTTTTCTACTTTTTTATATTGATTTGAACTTAATTGTTCAACAAAATCCATTCTTTCTTGAGGGGTATAATCTTTTGCCTCCCACGCATCCTCACCAGTGAAAATTGTGTCCATACAATCAGCAACAACTTTAAAAGTTTTATTTACTATGGACTCTTCTCCATCCTCTGTGTTAAAGTTATTTTCAATAAACTGATCGAGAGATGGATATTTCATCCGAAGAGTTAATTTATCATCTAATTTAATATCCTTTGTATGTCCTTTTGGTTTGATAACTTTGATTTCATCCACATAAATTGTGACTGGAACTTTTGTCTCTCCATCATCAGGGCATGTAACTGTGAGTTTGATATCTTCACCGATTGACTTAGCACGAATGTTAAGAAATAAATGTTCAATGTCAAAGGTCGGAAGACTATCAACATCAATTCCCTTTGTCAGAATACATTTTTTTAATACTTCTTTCACAGCATTTGTAATCTCCATTTGATCTTTTGATTCTAACGCTATGATCAAAACCTTTTCTTCTTTCACAAGAAAGGGTCGATATCTAACTTTTTTATTTGATGAATGTAGTTTTAACTCATAGGTTGGAGTTTCAATGGTTGGTAATGGCATAATATTTGATTCAGTATTTTATATAGGGAAGTTATTTTTGTCCTAGTTCATCAATAGCAGTTTGAGTCGTAGAGTCAAAGATGTAGGACTCACCACCTTTATTATCATTTACGATAGTTCCAGCTCTATTATCTCTTTGAGAATTTGTAAGTTTTTCAACATCATATCGAATATCTTTTGAGGTAACAACACCATCAGCTGTACTAATTGCTCTTCTTTGAACATCTGGATAATTAAATGATGTTTGAAATCTATCATAAGCTAATTGTATATTACATCTTAACACATTTGAATCACCATAGGCAACTCTCATTGATGTTAAATTAATTGGCCACGCATTATAAAATTCATAACTTGTCATTTCAGATTGATAGGACGCTGCTCGTGATTCTTTTATAAAAGTATCTCTCTCAAATTTTGTGACATAGATTTTCTCCTTATAATCCTCTGGATAATTAAAAACTGCATATGCATTATCACGACTTCTATCATTAGCAATTGGATTAATATATGTCATCCAAGTCTCTAAAACTTCTAAAATTACATGATCTGCATCAACATAAAAAGAAAGATTTAATGGCGGAAAGTTTCTAAGGTTTGGAAATAATTCTGTAATACCTTGATGATTACCAGTTACTGAGGATTCTATAAAACTTGTGCCTGGAAGTTCAGCTTGTGTGCATAATAAAGACATCTTTTGTTGAAACTTAGAACCCTGAGTTCGTCTTAAACCTGGCTCTCTACCTAACCAAGTTTGATATTTTCCAAATGAAAATTGAACCTCATAAAAGGTATCAAGAGACGGGCGTGCAACCGTATCTCTAACTCTATCAACACTTCCCTTAAATATTTGACCTCTAGTTGGAATTCCCACGATAAATAAACGTAAGTTGTTATTACTATATATGAGCTATAAAGGAATATATAGGCCTTCTAATCCCAAAAAATATAAAGGAGACTCAAAAAACATTGTTTATCGATCTCTTTGGGAAAGAAAGTTCATGAATTACTGTGATTTGAATGAAAATATACTTGAGTGGGCATCAGAAGAATTCTGGATACCATATAAAGATCCAACAACAAATCGAGTTCGTAGATATTTTCCCGACTTCTTTATTAAATATAAGGACAAAAACAGTAATATTCGCAGATCAGTGATTGAAGTGAAGCCAATGAGAGAAACAAAAGAACCAAAGGCAACAAAAGGAAAATCAAGAAAGACACTGATCAATGAATCAATGACATATGCCAAGAATCAAGCAAAGTGGAAAGCAGCGAGAGAGTTTTGTGATGATCGTAAATTAGAGTTCAAGATTATGACCGAAAAAGAATTAGGAATCCGATGAGTATTCTTCAAAACATATTGAATAAAGTAAGCGATCAAGTGAATGAGGACTATTTTAGAAGTCAATTACTTGAAGAACTTGGATCTACAAGATTTGAAACTGATTATGCAGATACTGCTGGATTTGCGCCTGGCGAGTTGTACTTTTTCACATACTCAGCACAGACAAAACAACCGTATTATGACATGTATCCACTGGCATATGTGATTGAAATGCGAACAGGTGGTTTTCTAGGATGTAATCTTCACTATGTTCGTTTGACTCAAAGAGATGAATTAGCAATAAGCCTACTAAATAACTCTGCTCAGGGTGCAGTTGCGGTTCCTCCTATAACTCTACATAAATATCTCTATACTGGCGTAAGAGGAACACCATATCGTATTCCAAATAGTGAATGGTCGGATGTTGCACAACTTCCAACTGAAAGATTTGTTGATATGAGAGGAATTCCAGTTCCAAGAGATCGAATTTATAACAAAGTCTAATGACATTAAAAAAAAGTAGAGCATTTCCAATAAACGGTGAATCAATTAGTTTTGATAATTTTAACGGAAAACTTATTGGAATCAATAAAAAAAATGCAAACGGTTTATTTCAACCGATTGATAATTCCTCAGTTGAATTTAACACTTTTAAAGACAGTGAAGAATCATTAGACGCTTTTAGAAAATCAGTTTATGGATCTGATAAAAATTCATATCCAGATTCAATTGAGGTTGCGAGTGATGAAGAATTAACAAATTATTTTGCAGAATCACAGAAAAAATTTAATAATGAACAATTTGTACAAAATGAAGAAAATCCAAACGCACTTGCATTTAAAAGATTACAATCAAATCGTTCAAGAATAAATGGTAATAGTAGTCAATCAAGTCAAATACTGGCATATCCAGTTGGATTTGATCGAAATCAAGATCATCTTAAAATTACAAGACATGAATATCGTAGGCCCGATATAAATCAGAGTAAGGCGGGTGGCAATACAATGAGGCAATCCAATACTCCTAGTGGAATACCAGAGTACGAATTTGGAGCCTATGGAAAAGATGTTTCAAGCACAGAGTATAATACAGCTGGCGATACTGTTGCTGGTAAATTATTAGGAAGTATTTTATTACCAATGCCAAAAGTCGCAGACGTAAATGGTGTTGAGTGGGGGAAAAGTGAATTAACAATATCTGGTCTTGCAGCTCTTGGAACAGCACGAGCATTAGATCTTGGTGGAACACTCACTGGGAAGAACAATGAAGATCGTCGAGCTGATAGAGAGATGCAAAATATTCTCCAAGAAGGACAATCTGGAACAGATATAGACGGCAGTGCCGCAATGGAGGGTACAAGAGCCGTAGCAGCGCAAACCATAACGAGCGCCGCTAATCTTGCTTTTGGTTCAAATTTGGATGCGGATACATTTTTAGCAAGAACAAGTGGTCGAGTCTTAAATCCAAACGCAGAGGTATTATTTCAAGGGCCTGTGATTCGGGACTTTTCCTTTAGTTTCGTAATGATTGCAAGAAGTAAGGACGAGGGTGATGAAATTAGAAAAATTATTCGTTTTTTAAAATTAGGAATGGCGCCAAAGTTTAGAAGCACAGCTTTCTTAAAAAATCCAGATGTGTTTTTACTTGAATATAGAAGTGGTGATGGTGTTTTGAAAACTGTAAATAGATTTAATCCAGGCGGTCTTGCGTTACAAACAATGTCAGTTGATTATTCTCCAAATGGATACTGGTCTGCATATCGAGATTCACAACCAGTGCAACTTAAAATGGATTTAAGTTTTACAGAATTAAGACCAATATATCAAGGAGATCAAGAAATGACTCCAGCAGATAGTGTAGGATACTAAAATGACATATTCATCAACAGGATCACCAAATAGTTACTTCAGACAACTTCCAGAGCTTGACTATCCATCATTAACAAATGAGAGAACATCTGCTTATGATTATCAGATCGTAAAGAATATATTTAAAAGAGCAGTTCTTCGAGATGATATTTTTAAAGAGGTTACAGCATTTACAAAATATGATGTGATTGGTGATGAAAGACCAGATCAAGTTGCAAATCGATTTTACGGAGATTCTGCTTTTGATTGGGTAGTTTTAACAACAAATAATATCATTCATGTGAGAGATGAATGGCCAATGGGAAATCAAGATTTTCTCACTTACTTAAACGAAAAATATACTGCTGAAGAGTTAGCAAATATTCATCATTATGAAACTAAACTTATCAGAACTGCAAATGGGAAACTAATTCAACCAGCTGGTTTAACAGTTCCAGAAAACCATTCAATTACCTTTCTTGACAATGGTGTTTTAAGAACAGAGTCATCTCTTACATCATTTACTTTTCTAGAACACGAAACAAATTTAAATGATGCAAAAAGAAGTATTAATATTTTACGACAAGAATACTTAAATTTATTCTTAGAGAATTTTGAAGAAATCATGGAATATAAACCATCAAATCAATTTGTGTCTGCAAATCTCAAGAAAACTGAAAATCCAAGACTTATTTCGCCATAAAAAAAGAGGTCGTTTTGAGCGACCTCTGGCGTAAAAAATGGCCCGAAATTTTTTTCGGGTTATTTTCTAATTTTCAGCTAATTTTGCAAAATAGCTGAGTGCATCTTCCTCATCTTCGTCTGTATTCACAGAGGATGGGGTTGTGTCAATAACTGCACGTTCTTCACTTGGAGTTGCAACTAATTCTTCGTCAGCAACCTCTGGATCTTGTCTCTTCGGTGCAATAGTTAGACCAAGAACATAATCTAATCTCTTTTTAAGATCTTCATATGACTTGAACTGATCTGGAGCAACAATCTCAGCGAGTGAGTGTTCTTGTTTCCAAACTGCTTCCATTGCGTCATCATCATCAAGAAGTGGAGCAGGAGCAGCAAACTCAGATGAGTCATAGTTCCAGTATCCAGCAACTTTTTTGATTTTGATTTTGAAGTTTGCACCCGCCCAGAAATCAAATGGATTGATTGGAGTTTCATCTTCAAACTCAGGTTGCATCGCAGCAGTTATCTTGTCAAAGATTTTCTTTCCGTATCTAAACAAGAATACTTTACCTTCATTCGATGGGTTTGAAGGATCTTTTACAACATAAACATTACTGTAGTAAGATAACTTACGCTTCTGTTTTCTTGCAACTTCTTTATCTGAATCAACACCTGAGTTCCAGAGTTGTGAGTTGTACTCAGAAACTGGATCTTTTTGACCAAGTGTTGTCAATGAATTTTCTATAAACCAACCACCAGTTCCTTGGAACGCATGAGTGTAGAGTTTTGCCCAAGGCAAATCTTCTCCATCTGGTGCAGGGAGAAATCTGATTACTGCATAACCATTTCCTGCTTTATCAACTTCTGGCTTCCACAAACGATCATCTACACCGTTTGAACCTTTATTCATTTTTTCAACTTGCTGCACTAATTTTGCAGTAAGAGAACCAAGTGAGGATTGTTTTTTAAGATTAGAAAAAGACATTAGATTCTATTGGATTTACTTTTTATTTGTGTTAAAGAGGGAGGTTGGGTTTCTGTGTTCCAACACTGATGGGGCATTTCTACAGTTAGAAAGACCATCAGACCTGAGTTCTACTTGGTTTGTAGTTCTACTGTTCCCAGCAGCGAGCACCACCTCTAACTCATCACCTTAACTAGACGTATGCCAGCAAGTTTATTCAGTCACTCCCGATGTAAGCGTCCTTACAAAG